TAAACAAGGACATGAGACGCCATGTTTCCATGCTTGCAAAGCCATATCCTAAACGCTTATCATCTGGTTGCGTGACAGGTGCTGAAAGCGGCACGGCGGCTACCCATGCCGCAGGGGGCGGTGCAAATCCGACCGTCATGCTTGGCGAGGCCGAGGCATGACGGGCAACCTGCACGACGCCTACGGGTGGACGTTGGGGGACACGGCCGCGCTGGTCGTCCTAATCGGATGCCACGTCGCCATCATGGTCGTCCTCGCCGGCAGCGGTGGCTGTCCTTGAATCGCGCCGAGGTGCTAATCGGCGACTGCCTGCACGTCATGGCGCAGATGGAAGCGTGCAGCGTGGACGCCATTGTGACCGATCCGCCCTATGAGCTAGGGTTCATGGGCAAGGCCTGGGACGCGTCGGGCGTGGCCTTCCGGGTAGACGTGTGGCGCGAGGCCCGGCGAGTGCTAAAGCCAGGCGGGCACCTGCTCGCTTTTTCGGGAAGCCGGACTTATCACCGGATGGCCTGCGCGATCGAGGATGCCGGGTTCGAGATCCGCGACCAGATCATGTGGGTTTACGGGTCGGGATTTCCGAAGAGCCACAACCTGAACGGAGAGTGGTCCGGCTGGGGCACGGCTCTCAAGCCTGCTCACGAGCCGATCGTCGTCGCCCGCAAGCCGATGGTCGGCACCGTGGCGCATAACGTCTTGGCCCACGGGACCGGGGCGCTGAACATCGACGGGTGCCGGGTAGGGACGGAGTTGTCAGGATGGAATGGCTTAACAAGCAAGGTCGATAATTCTACAAGCTGGCACCTAAGAGGAACTGGAGCTCCAACAGATAACATAGGCCGCTGGCCCGCGAACCTGATCCACGACGGGAGCGACGAGGTGGTGGGGCTGTTTCCTGACACTGGACCCGCAAAGCGCGGCGAGAGAAAGGCAAACGGACAGTGCGGCAACAGGGCATACGGAGACTTCAATGGAATGCCGGGAAGGATAGGCGGTCACGAAGACGCAGGCGGATCCGCCGCTCGCTTCTTCTACAGCCCGAAGGCTAGCAAGGCCGACCGGGACGAAGGGCTACCCGGCAAGGGCCGCGCAAACCACCACCCCACCGTCAAGCCCACGGACCTGATGCGCTACCTGTGCAGGCTCGTCACGCCGCCGAGCGGCTTGGTCCTTGACCCGTTCACAGGATCGGGCAGCACGGGCAAGGGTGCCGTGCTAGAGGGCTTCCGATTCCTAGGGATCGAGCTATCGCCGGAATACGCCGCCATCGCTCGCGCGCGCATCCGGCATGCCGTCGGGCACGTGGCACCAGAGCCCGTGCCGCAGCACGTCATTCAGGGCGTGCCAGTGGGCCAGCTGCGGCTCTTTGCGTGATCGTTAACCTGCCCAAGCTGCACCCGGAGCAGCTGCGCATCTTCCGGCACCCGGCACGCTTCAAGGTGCTGGTGTGCGGCAGGCGCTGGGGCAAGACACGCCTGGCGGCCGTGGCAGCCGTCGCCACCGCTCTGCGTGGCGGCAGAGTGTGGTGGATCGCGCCGACTTACGCCACGAGCATGATCGGCTACCGCCTGACCAAGCGCCTACTGTCCGGCCAGCCGTGGGCCACGCCGCGCGACGGCGACAGAGCGATCGTCGTGCCGCAGGTCGGCGGTGAGGTGTGGTTTAAGTCAGCCGACGCCGGCGACGGTGGCCTGCGCGGGGAAGGGCTGGATCTTGTCATCTTTGATGAAGCGGCGTACGTGCCCGAGGCCATCTGGACGGAGGCCATTCGGCCGGCGCTGTCCGACAGGCAGGGCAGGGCGATCATCATCAGCACGCCGGCAGGCGAGGGCGACTGGTTCCAGCGCGCGCACGAGGCAGGCGGCAAGCGCGACGGCTGGGCGTCGTGGCAGCTGCCATCATGGACGAACCCGCACCTAAAGCCCGAAGAGATAGAGGCAGCCCGCGCCGACCTGCCGAGCATCGTGTTCCGGCAGGAGTACGGGGCAGAGTTCGTGTCAGCCGCAGGCACGCGCGTGCGCCGCGAGTGGCTGCGCATTGGCCGGCCCACCGACGCCGAGCGGCAGGCCAGCAAGATCACGATGGGCGTGGACCTCGCCATCAGCACGAAGGACGGCGCCGACTACACCGCGGCCGTCGTCGTGGCCCGGCACCCGGACGGCCGCATCTGGGTGCTAGACGCAGCACGCACGCGCGCCACGTTCCAAGACGTGCTGCGCTTCGTGCAAGCTATGGCTGGCAAGCACAGCCCGGCCACCATACTCGTGGAGCAGGTGCAGTACCAGGCCGCCGTCGTGTCCGAGCTGCTGCGCACCACCAGCCTGCCCGTGCGTGGCGTGCGGCCAGATAAGGACAAGCTGACGCGCTTCCAGCCCATCGAGGCTCGCCTGGAGCAGGGGATGGTGCTGCTAGATCCCGGCCTGCCGGACGACTTTACCAAGGAGCTGCTGGCATTCCCGCTGGGCGAGCACGACGACCAGGTAGACGCCCTGGCCTACGCCTACGGTGGTGGGGCGCGCACGCTTGAGTGGAGCTGACGGGGTGACGCAGGGCCGCGCGTGCGGCTAGGATATTGGCAGGCGCCCGCCGAGCGGTCGGGACACTACAGGCAGGGCGCCGACCTTCGTGAGGTGACCATGGCAGGACAGCAGCGCACAGGCGCCCGATGGCTGGAAGCGGTGCGCAAGGCGTTCCGTCTCGGCCCGGCAGTCATTACCCCGTACGGTGACGCAGGCGTGAGCTTTATTGAGAGCGGCTACCAGCGCGACGTTATCCCCAAGGAACGGTGGCAGGAGCTGTCAGTGGCCGTTTACAGCTGCACCCGCCTGCGCGCCCAGACGCTTGCCAGCGTGCCGCTAAAGGTTTACAGGCGCGACGCCGAGGGCAACTTGGAAGAGCAGAAGGCAGGCGAGCTGGTCGATCTGCTGCGCACCGTAAATAACCATTGGACGCCCAACCGCCTCTGGCAAATGACCGAGGCGAGCATGTGCTGCTGGGGCTCGGCCTTCTGGGTGCTGGAGGGCATGGGCGACAACCTGCGCCAGCGGCCTACAGAGATCTGGTGGGCGCGCGCCGACAGGATGCGCGTCGTGCCTGACCGAGACGGCTACATCAAAGGCTACGAGTATACCGATCACAACACGCGCTTGACCTTCAAGCCGGAAGAGGTGATCTGGTTCCGGTACCCGAACCCTGGCGACGAGTTCAAGGGCCTGTCCCCGCTCGAAGCCGCGCGCCTGTCCGTCGAGACGTCGGTCGATGCTATGGTTGCCAACCGCACTATCTTCAGCAACGGAATGCAGCCTGGGGGAATCATCAGCCCGAGCGATGCCAGCATCAGCCTAACGCGCGAGGAGCGCGAGATGATCGAGGCGCAGCTGTCGCGCCGGCTGGCAGGCGCAGACCGCCGCCACAAGATCATGGTGTTCTCACATCAGATGAACCTACAGACGCCAACGCTGTCGCCGAAGGACGCAGAGTTCATGGCCCTGATGGGCTGGACGCTAAACGACGTTTGCCGCGTCTATCAGGTGCCGCCCACCAAGGTGCAGGACTTCACGCGGGCCACGTACAGCAACGTGGAACAGGCCGACAAGGCGTTCTGGACGGACTGCATAGGGCCGGAGCTGGCCATGTTTGCCTCAGAGCTTACCGAGCAGCTGGCCAAGCTGTTCGGGGACGACCTCGTAATTCAGTTCGACCTGTCGCAGGTCAAGGCTCTGCAGGAGGACCAAACCGAGATCACCGACCAGATGGTGAAGCTGGCAGGCATGGGCGTGCCGCTCAATCGGCTGCTGCAGGTGTACCGGCCGGACCTGCTGCCCGAGGGGCAGGTCGGGTACAGCTGGGGGGACGAGCCGATAAGCCTACAAATCCCGACCTTTGACGTGCCAGCGCCGGAAGCGCCGCCTGCCCAGCCCGACCAGCAGGCAACGGAGGCCGCCAAGAGCAAACGCCCTTTTGTTTACGCGCAGGTGCCAGCCTACGGTAGCACCTGGCACAAGGCCGAGCTGCGCAGCCGTGACGCCCTGATTAGACAGATAGAGCAGGACATGGCGGCCGCATACGTGGAATGGGCCACCGCGCTGGCCGCCGACATTGAGGCGCGCCTGCTGGCCGGCAGCAAGGCCGTGGGCACGGGTGCCGGCGACCTTGACCCCGACGATCCGTTCAGCTTGGAACAGTGGCAGCAGCTTGCGCTTCAAGGCATGGGGCCGTACATCGAGCAGGGCATGGCGCGCGGCGGCACCGTGGCCGCCAACCGCATCGGCAGCGCGGTGCGCTTCAATATCGGCAGCCCAGCCGCCCGGCGCTTCCTGCGCGAGCGCCAGCAGCGGTTCGTGGTAGAGATCACCGAAAGCCGCTGGAACGCGCTCAAGACCAGCCTACAGCGTGGCATCGACGCCGGCGAGGACGTGCTCCAGCTGGCGCAGCGCGTGCCGCAGCACGTGCGCCCGCAGCTATCATCAGGCGAGACGATCGCGCGCACCGAGGTGGTGGGCGCCTTCAACGGCGGCACCGAGCTGGCTTTTAAGGAATCCGGCATCGTGGCCAGCAAGGCGTGGCTTGCCGCAATCGACGAGAGGACGCGCGAGAGTCACGCAAAGGCGCACGGGCAGACGGTGCCGCTTAACGAGGACTTCCAGCTGGAACGCGGCAACGGCCCGGCGCCTGGCCAGATTACCGCGCAGGGTGCCAGCGTGCCCGAAGAGAACATCAACTGCCGCTGCACCATTGTGGCCGTGCTGGGCGAGGCGGCAGGAGCACGCGCCGGCGACCTCGCAGGCGTGGAAGCCGAGCGCGCCGACAGGGAGGGCTTCTAATGCCGATCACTGATTTCCCCACGCCCGGCGACGACAAGCAGCCGAGCCTGAACAACAGCCAGTGGGACGTGTTCCCAGTGGGCGAGGCCGAGCAGCTGCGGCAGGAATGGCCCGGTATCTGGGACGAAGGAGGCAACATCAGGGGCAACCGCCAGTACGCCCTGCTGGCGCCGATGGCGCGCGAGCGGCGCGGTCCACGCACGCCAGCCGAAGAGGAAGCCGTGCGCCTGCGCGAGGCGTGGGTGGCGCGGCATAGGGGTGACTTCCGGCTTCCGGGTGTGGTAGCACAGATCAAGTGGCTTGCGATCGGCGAGCGGGGGCTGGAACACATGCGCGACGTCATAAACGAGGCGAAGGCCAGGCAGCGGCAGGAACGCCGCACGATGCTGGCCGACCTCGTGACGGTCAAGAACGGGGAAGGCGAGTATGCAGGCGAGCGCCTGCCCATCTACACCTTTCGCATCACCAGCAGCGCCGTGGACCGTCAGAATGAAATTGTCGATCCCAGCGGGTGGGATTTTGCGGCATACGAAAAAAACCCGATCATCCTAGACAACCACCGCTACGAAAGCATCCAAGATATCCTAGGCCGCGCCCTGCTGCCTCTGCGGCGCCTGCCGGACGGATGGGAAGTGGATATCCTTCTGTCATCTTGCGAGAAGGCGCGCACCGCCCGTACGCTGATTGACGAGGGCATGTTAAATGCCGTCAGCGTGGGCTTCCGTTCGCTGGAACGGGACCGCGAGGGCACGGTGCTGGTGCATCGCCGCCAAGAGCTACTGGAGATCAGCTTGGTTTCTATTCCCGCCAACCCCGAAGCCATCCGAGTGCGTGCGGCCCTGCCGTTTGCTGACCTGCCGCTGGCCGACATGACCATGGCGTGGGATGGGCGCGCCGCGCGTCAGCGGGTGCAGGAGCTGTGCGGTGCGGCAGGCGCCGACCTGTCCGGCATGGATTACGACCGCTACGCCCGCGCGTTCCTGTACGTGGACCCACAGATGCGCGAGCAGGACGGCGGCTACAAGCTGCTGATCGCTGACGTCGTGGACGGCGAGCTGGTGGCCGTGCCGCGCGCCATTTATGCTGCGGCTGGTGCGCTTGCTGGCGCCCGTGACGGCGTGGACGTCCCGGCTGAGGACCGGCCCGGCGTGGCTGCCCTGCTGCGCCAATACTATGACAAGCTGGACATGCCCGCGCCTGCCAGCGTCGAGGCCGACGGCTACATGATTAACGACCAGGAGGAAGAGGACATGCAGGCATTGAAAGCAGGCCGGGTGCTGTCGAAGCAGAACGCCGAGCTAATCCGCGCTATCCGCGAGCACGCCATGCAGATGGTCGAGGCCGTCGATCAGCTGCTGGCCCAGCTGCCAGGCGTAGACGATCAGGTGGTAGAAAAGCCCGGCCAATACGACCAGATGGGCATGGACGAGGATATGAAAGCTGCGGCGGATGATTCCGTCCAGACGGCGATGATGCAGAGAATGGCGGCGATAGCGGCAGCCTTGGCCGCGTACAAGGGCTAAGGAGGCCCGTCGATGGACAACATCATGAAGGGCCTGGAGGATATCCAGGCAGGCATCGGCGCCATGGGCGCCCGTATTGACAGCATTGAGAAGGCGCAGAACCTCGCGACCGAGCACAGCGCGCGCCGCTTGCCCGTCGGCGATGCCGGCACCGCTGGCAGCAAGTTCGCCGGCCTGTCCGGTTCAGACGTCGCATTCCTTCACGACCTGGTGAAGTCTGGCGCCGTGCTGGGCCTGCGGCCGAGCGAAGAGCTGACCAACGCGGCCAAGGCGCTGAACCGCTTGTCGATCGTCACGCCCGCCAGCAAGGCCGGCAACTTCCGGCCTTGGATCAAGGCAACCCTCAACGAGGGCGCGAGCGGTTACGGTCAGCAGCTGGTACCCGTACAGTACGTTGCTGAGCTGTGGGATGCCGCCCGCGAGCGTTCCAAGGTGTTCGGCCAAATTCGCAGCTTCGAGATGACGGCGCCCACGGCCAACCTGCCCGTGGCCGCTGATCTGCCCGAGCCTGACCTGGTTGGCGAGAACACGACCGCCAACAGCTTCCGCACCGAGACGGCGCGCGCCGGCAGCAATAACGTGCTAGTGACTGCTAAAACCATGCTGTTCAACCAAGTGTTTACAGAAGAGCTTGAAGAGGATTCGCTGATCCCCTTCGTGCCCTTCCTGCGCGAGATGCTCGCCAACGCCGTCGCGTTCTACAGCGACGCCGTCATCTTGAACGGCGACACGACAAACGCGGCCACCGGCAACATCAATTCTGATGATGCCTCGCCGGCTGCCACTAAGTATTACCTTGCATTCGATGGACTGCGCCACGTCGGACTTGTTGACAACGCAGGCAACAGCTCGGACAGCGCCGGCGCCTTGTCGCTTGCAAAGCTGGCCGCGCTCAAGGGGCTGATGGTGGACAAGACCTACCTGATCGACTGGGGCCATCCCGCGAACGCCGACGACCTGCTGTTTGTCTGCGACCCCGGATCGGCCGATGCGATCGGGCTGCTTGATCAAGCGGTCACCGTTGACAAGTTCGGCCCGCAGGCCGGCGTCAAAGTCGGCCAGGTTGCCAACATCCTCGGCAACCCGGTGATCGCGACGATGGCCATGGGACTGACCGAGGCCGACGGCAAGATCAGCGCTACCGCTGCGAACAACACGAAGGGCCAGATCGTTCTGCTCAACAAGCAGGCGTTCTGCGTCGGCATCCGCAAGGAGATCAGCTTTGACCTCGTGCGCGACCCGCGCATGGGCCAGATTAGCCTAGTTTCCCGGTTCCGTCTGGGCTTCGGCCGTTACGCTCCCTCCGGTGCAGCCTCGTCGATCAACGGCGCGGCCGTGCTCTACAACATCAGCCTGTAGGCCAGCGAAATGCCAGTATTTGAGCAGATCGCTGCCCGTGGGCAGGTGGTTCCGTTCGTGTTCGTCCAGGACGCCGTTGCGGCGTCGCAGACGGACGCGCAGCTGAACATTCAGGAAGTGAGCGGCGGCATGGCGTTGGCGGTTCAGGGCATCACAATGCCCTGGGCCGGCAGCGTCGTGGGCATCAGCGTGGACACGTCGGCGGCGGCCACGGCCGGTTCGCTGGCTGTGGGCGTCACCATCGGCGGCACCGAGGCGGCAGCTACCACCCAGACCATCACGACGGCCACGGCCGCGCGTGCTGTGTTCCAGGCAGATGCCGTGCGCTTCGTGGCTGGCGACAAGCTGGGCGCGGAGATTACGACCACGGCAGCGTGGGATGCCGTGACGGCTGATCTGGCCGTGATCGTGTACGTGCTGCTCGACTGCCAGGGCGCATAAAAAAGCAGAAAGGTGGGCCACGCTGGCGGGTGCTGGCGTGGCCCATCGCGCAGGAGGACACCGTGATCAAGTGCATAAGCCGATACAGCAGCAGCCTCGGCGCGTTCCAGCCCGGCGACACCATCGAGCAGGCGGCGCTGATTGCTGCCCTGTTGGCCGACAGTCCGGCAAGTTTCGCGCCCGTTGTTGCTCAGGCCGACGCCAAGGCAGTCGAGGACGTGCCGGCACCCGTGGCTGTCGTGCAGAAGCCTGCCCGCATGGTTAGGCGGAAGGCGTAGCCCGTGGCCATCACCAACGGGTACGCTACGCTGGCCGAGATCAAGGCGCGCCTGTCAATTGACCCGGCAGACACGCAGGACGACGCCATGCTGGAAGCGTGCGTGGAGGCTGCCAGCCGCCAGATCGACAAGTTCACCGGAACGCGCTTTTTTACGGCCGGAAGCCAGGAGCGCTTCTTTACTGCTCTTGATCCTCTGCGGTGCATTATCGACGACGCCACCGCTATCACGGCGATCGTGCAGGACTTGCAGGCCAACCGCACGTACACCGACACCGTAGACCTCGGCGACGTGGACCTGATGCCCGACAACGCTGTGCAGCTAGGCCTGCCGTATCAGCAGCTGGCCATCGTGCCAGATAGCCCAAAGACCTTTATCACCGATCGGCGTGGCATCAAGGTGACGGGCACGTTTGGCTACGCTGCCAGCGCGCCGCCTGCCGTCAAACAGGCGTGCCTGCTGCTAGCGGCTGCCATGTTCCGCAGGAAGGATGCGCCCTTCGGCATCGCAGGCGGCGGCGAGGTGGGGCAGGCCATTCAGCTGGCAGCCATGGACCCGACGGCACGGCTGCTGCTGTCGCCGTTCCGACGGCTGGCCGTCGTGGATCTGGTCTAGTGGCTGACGGCCTTAGCATACAAGTGCGGCTGGACGGCTTCGACCGTCTGGTGCGCAGCCTTGACAGCGTTGACGTCGGGCAGCGCACGCGCCTGTTCCTTGACGGCGTAGGCCACCTGATCGTCAGCGAGGCCAGGCTGCGGGCACCCGTAAACGTCGGCTTGCTGCGGTCCAGCATTTACCACGAGGTGGACCAGCAAGATCCACCGCGCTACGTGGACGTGGGCAGCCGGGTGCGATACGCACCTTACATGGAATATGGCACGGGCACGACGCACGATCATCCAAGCTGGCCGAAGCAGCGCCATATCCCGTTCGTGAACCGCGACGAGGACGGCCGGCCGGTGGCTGCCCTGTTCTGGTACGCCAAGCGCAAAGGGCTGGGCTTCGGTGGCGGATACGCCATCGCGCGCGCTATCGCCAAGCGTGGCGGCCTGCTGCCTAGGCGCTTCTTGCGCGGCAGCATCGAGGATCTGCGCGGCCGCATCGGCGAGCGCTGGGCCGAGGTGCGCGACGGCATCAGCCGGCACATTGCTGGCGGGGGGCAGGCATGAATATCAGCACGATCCGCGACGGGCTGAAGGCACGCCTGCAGACCATCAGCGGCCTGCGCTGCTACGACGTGCTGCCAGACGGATTTGCGCCGCCTGCCGCCCTTGTGGCGCCGCCAAGCCTGATCCAGTACGGCGTCAGCCTCGGCAAGGCGTACAACCGCATGCAGATCACCGTGCGCTTGCTGGTGGCCAAGGCCAGCGATAGGGCCGCGCAGGACAAGCTTGACGGGTATTTGGGCACCGGCGCAGCCACCAGCGTGGTGGACGCCATAGAGGGCGACACGACGCTAGGCGGCGCTTGCAATCTCGCAAGGGTATTGTCGGCGCAGGGCGTCGGCGTCTACGATTATGCAGGGGTGCCCCTGCTGGGCGCAGAGTTCACGATCGAGGTGCTGGCATGAGCTGGAAGGCCAAGGCGCAGCTGTTCCATGATCCGTCGCAGGCAGCGTTCGAGCCTGGTGACGTGGTGCCTGATGCTGTCGTGGCCGATAGCCCGTGGCTGGTCGAGGCCGGGCTGGTTGTCGATCCGAAGGCCAAGCCAGTGGCGCAGGACGCGCCTGCGGCCGAGCAGCCCGCAGCCGACGTGAACCAGCATGACCCCGAGGCCGTGCCGGCCGAAGAGGAGGGCTAGATGGCTTTCGCAGCAGGCAAGGGCGCCCGTGTCATCCTCGGCACGTTCGACCTGAGCGCCTTCTTGAAGAACGCCAGCCTAGCGATCACGAAGGACACGCTCGACACCACGACCTTCACCGACGGGTCGCGCGAATATATCGAGGGCCAGAAGGCCGGCACGGCTACGCTGTCCGGGCTGTTTGATGGCGCCGACGACACGCAGGACGAGGTGGTGCAGGCGGCTTTCGCCAGCGCAAGCGTGACCAACGTGTGCGTTGGGCTAGGCGGCCTGACGCTTGGCACGCCTGTCTACTGCGGCCGGATCTGGGATGCGCAGTACGAGCCGGGCGCGGCTTTTGACGGGCTTGTGACCTTCGGCGCATCCCTGCAGGTGGACGGCGGGTGGGAGCGGTGCGTGAGCCTGCACGCCTTGGCCGCGCGCACGGCAGTCTACACCGAAACGTCCGTGGACAATGTGGTGCAGACTACCGCAGGCGGCGCCGGTTATATCTTTGTGACCGCGCAAAGCGGCGCGGCTGGCACGGTGCTGATCGAGCACAGCGTAGATAACACTTCATGGAACACGCTTGTGACGTTTAGCGGCCTGAGCGGGAAAAGCGCAACCCGCACCACGGTGTCGGGCAACGTGGAAAGGTACCTCCGCGCGCGCCTGTCGGTGGCGTCTGCCAGCATCACCTTTCAAGTGGCATTCGATCGGTTCTAGGAGGACCATATGGCATTCACGGCAGGCAAGGGATACAAGGTCAAGATCGGCTCAGATGACATTTCGGCGTTCCTGACCAACGTCAGCCAACCGCTGACCAAGGACGCGCTAGAGACCACGACCTTCGGCGACAGCGCCCGCGACTACATCGAGGGCTTGAAGAGCGCGACGATCAGCCTGAGCGGCCGCTGGGACGGTGCAGGCAGCACCGCTATCGACGCGGTGCTGCACAACGCTTACATAAGCGGCAGCTTGGTGACCTTCAGCCTAAACCCAACCGGCGTGGCGACCTTTACGGCCTCGGCGCCAGGCTATACCGGGTCGATGATCGTTACAAACTACGAGCACAACGCGGCATTCGACGGCGTGGCGTCATTCTCTGCCGCGCTGCAGGTGTCCGGCGCCGTCACGCGCGCCGTGGCTGGCGCCTTCTGATGAACCGCGAAGCCATCCTGGCCGCTCTGCAGCCTACCTTTCAAGAGGTAAAGGCGGCAGGCGGCGCCGTCGTGGTGCAGGTCAAAGACCTGACCGTGCGCGAGCGCGAGGCGTGGCGCGCTGCGAGCGCAGGCGAGGACGGCCAGCTAAAGCCCGACTGGCTGCTGCAGCTGCTGTCATTGGCCGTGCACGATGGCGAGGGCGCCAAGCTGTGGCCGACTGCTGCCGACGTAGACGGCCCAGACGCCATCATCAGCGAGCTGGCCCAAGCCGTGCTGCGGCAGAACGGGCTGGCCGCCGACAGCCAGAAGGAAGCCCAGGGAAACTAGAGCGCGCGCCGGAGCGGCGGTTCGTGTTCGCGCTGGCGCGGAAGCTGGGGATGACGGTGGCGAGGCTGGAAGCCGAGATGACGTCGGCAGAGCTGACGGAGTGGGCGGCGTTCTTTACGCTTGAGGCAATCGAGCAGGAGCAGCAGGCAGCGGCGCAGCGCGCCAAGGCGAAGATGAGGTAGCACGATGGCCGACGAGACAACCCTGCGGCTACGCATCGAGGCCGACGCCACCGGCCTGAACGCCAGCCTGAATGCCACCGAGGGCCAGCTGCGTGGCTTCGAGGCCGAGACGAAGCGGGTGGAAGCCCAGCTACAGCAGACGGCGCAGGCGGCCGACGCGGCGGGCAGGCAGATCGTGCAGCTGGGCGACAGCAGCCATATCAGCTTCGGCAAGCTTCAGGCCGGCATGGTAGGCGCCACCGTGGCAGGCAACGCCCTGTTTGAGGCGCTGGACGCTATGGCGCGTGGGCTGGCTGCGCCCATCGCGGAGCTGCTGGATGCCGAGCAGGCAAGCGCCATGCTTCAGGGCACCTTCGGTGGACTAACGGCAGAGATGGAGCAGGTGGCCCTGCTCGCTAGTGAGCTGGGCGCCGCTAACGCGTTCTTCGACGACGACGCCCTAGCGCAGGCCGGCGCCACCCTAAAGCTGTTTGGTGCCAACGCACAGGCCATTCAGGAGCTGCTGCCCTACGTCAACGACCTGGCGATCGCGTTCGGCGTGGACGTAAACGACGCCGCGCAGCTGGTCGGCCAGGCGCTTATGGGACAGACGCGCGCACTTGCGCGCATGGTGCCTGAGGTGCGCGGCGTCAACAGTCAGCTAGAGGTGCTGGCAGCGCTTCAGGCCAGCGCAGGCAGGAATGCCACTATTGCGGAGCAGCGCACGGCAGGCCTTGGCGGTCAGCTTGCCTTGCTGAGGCGTCAGGCAGCAGACGCGGCACAGGCCTTTGGCAACATCATGCTGCCTGCTATAAGCGGCGTGCTTAAACTTGTCAATGATTATGGCTTGCCTGTTCTAGGCAAGCTTGTTGGCGCTGTCGCGGCTGTCGGTGCAGCGCTTGGCGCGCTGTCAGAAGTCAAGATCGGCGGCAGGCGCAATCTCACTGATGAGTTTGCTGATGTGGTGCGCTTCACGAAGGAGGCATTTGCCAGCACTGATGCCTTATTCAAGCGCATTGAGGTGGGTGCGGCGCCTTCTTCACAGCCTTTATCGGCTGCTGGCAATCTTGCGCTGGCTGGCACCTTTGGCGGCGATGCTGCCGCTGGCGGTGCTGCGCGGGCTGCGGCTGAGGCGCGGGCTGCGGCTGCGGCGCGGGCTGCGGCTGCGGCGCGCGCTGCGGCTGAGGCGCGGGCTGCGGCTGCGGCGACAAGCCGGCTCGTCCCGTTCAGCCAGCGATTAGAAACATTTACCGAGGATCCGACGACAAAGGCCGCGCGCGCGAAACAGATAGAGGACGACAGGCAGGCCTTCCGGCAGGAGCAGCAGCAGATTGCGGAGCAGCAAGTCGCCACGTTCCGCTATCTGAAGCAGGAGGCTGACGCGAAGAAGAAGGCGGCCGACGAGCTGAATGCCTACTATCTCGACAGCGCGATCCAGATTGGCGGCGCCATCAGCGGTGTGCTGACCAAGGCATTCAGCGGTGCGCGCATCACCGAGGCCGACGTGCAGGGGCTTCTTGGCGACGTTGCCGTGCTGACGGCTGGCATCGTAGGCGGCGCTGTAGGCGGCCGCGAGACAGGCGAAATGGCCGCACGCGTCGCCAAGCCGCTGACGGATGCCCTGCTGCCGATCGTCACTGTCATGATCAAGGGGCTAGCGGGCATCAATGCCCTAAAGGAGCAAGAAAACCAGCAGGCGCTCGACGCCACGAACGAGCAGATCAGGGCATCGCAGCTGCAGCTGGAGGCTGCGCTCGTCCAGGCCGAGGCAGCCAAGAAGCAGCAGGAGGCTGCTATTGGTGCTGTGATTGGCAGTCAAGACCGCAGACGCGCAGCCGCTAGAGGCACTGCATCACTAGCAGGATTTGATCTGTTTCAGGCATTAGCCACCATCCCTGGCGGAGGGCTTGAAGGTTTAATAGCAAACACAGTGAGCGGAGCTACTGAGGAACAACTGCGCAGCTTTGGTCAATTGGCAAAGAAGGCATTAGGTGAGGGTCCAGAAGCTATTGCAGCCGGAAGTGAATTGACACAGCGCCTGACTGGTGGCCGCGTGCAAGAATTGCAGGAGATCGGCCGTCCGGCTGAGGTGATGGAATTGCTTTTACAGCTAGCGGAGCGCTTTGGTGCTGGTGCTGGTGCTGATGCTGATGGCCTTGCTCCTGGCAAAATTGCAGCAGGCACCACGCCTGATCGGCCTTTGTACGTGTTCGACGTGCGGCCGCGCGAGGGCTTCGGCTTTGCGCCCGAGTCCTTCTTCTTTAGAAACCGTGGCGCCGGCACCAGCCGCGCCGTGTCAGGCAACCCGCTGCCCGCGGCCCGGCCTGCGCCGGTGTCGCCGCGCGTCGGCCGTGGAGCAGGGGGGATGGCCGGGTGATCACGCAGGACAGGAACGGCAACGCGCTGCCAAGTACCGTTGACCCTGGCCGGCTGGCTTGGTCGGCGCGGATTGCCTTTACCAACGGAGACTACCTGACGCCCAGCAGCTGGACCTATTACGAGCTGCCGCCGTCGGCTATCGTGCAGCGCAGCCGCCGATCCGTGCTGGACGGTAAGACCTGGGAATGCAGTTTGACGGTGCTGGCTGAGGCCGTGCCCGAGCTGTCCGACCTTCAGGCTTACTACCAGCTAGAGGTGGATCTGGTGGACGACGTGGGCAACGCGTACCCGTACCATACCGGCCCGATCGACAGCATCAGCGACAGCTTCAGCGAGCAGGCCGGTGCCATCGTGCAGACCAAAGAGATCGCTAGCTTTGGCACACTTCAGCGCCTGAAGAATGCCCGGTGCAACGGCGTGTTTTGGGACGGAAACAGCCAGTCCGTCGGCAGCGGCCAGGTTATGACTGGCTTTGCCGAGCCCGTAAACGTGACCGTGACCACGACCGGCGCCGCCGGCACCTTCACGGTATCTGGCAGCTGGCACACCGTGGACGCGCAGGTGACTGGCGGCACGTATCCAGGCATTATTGTGTCTCCTAACGCAGACTTCAGCGCGCCGTACGCCAGCCCGGCCAACTACACCGTGACGGCTACTAGCGGCAGCCAGCTGGCGCTCGTGTTTGTCACGGCGCCGGCCGTGACCATCTACGTCAAGTATTGGGCCGTGCGGTACTTCGGAATGCGCGGCTTCGGCATCACGTTTCCGGCGTACACTGGCGACCCCACGTTCGTGCGCATCAGCGATGGCCTGATGCCGGCAGCTACCAGCGAGACGGCGCCGCGCCGCCGTATCAGCGACAGCAACATCACCGAGGCCGCCAGCGGCTGCACGCTAACGACGATCCTTGTAAAGGATCCCGATCCGTACAAAACAACCACCACCCCGCGCATTATCGCGCCAGCTGGCACCTATCAGGAGCTGCTCTGCTACACAGCGGCCGACGGCAGGGAATTTTTCACCAACATAAGCAGCACAAGCGCCGCTGGCGTCATTACGCTGGCCAACGCCTTCGTGACGCCGCCAGGCGTTGCCAATCCGGTGCCCGAGGGTTCGCCGCTGCGGATCGTCACCACTGAAATCGAGCGGCAGCTGACGCCAGACACGGCAGGCAACCGCGCGCGCTTCTTTACGACAAGTGGCGTGGGCACCGAATACAGCCGCGACAGCTTCGCGCTCGACGCCCGCGAGGGCATACTTATCCCGCAGCGCCCGCGCCACTACGCCAGCGCCACGGATGGAGTTTTCAGCGACGGATTGCTGCGATTCGTGCCTGGCATCAAGGGCACGCTGGGCGTAAACGACGCCAGCCTGGAATCTTTCGTGTATCGCACCTTTACTGACTTCCCCGCACCTGACGTTACCAAGTTCTTTCGCAGCGCGGATTTTGTGCAGGGCAACTTTTCGGGCAGCTACGTCAAGAGCTACAGTGCGGCAAACACGACGTGGGACGCCGTACTTCAAGAGGTCACTGATCTGGCAGCGGCGCCGAACGTGTTTGTGCACGACCTGCCCGACGGCCGCCTGAAGGTCGGCGCATACTTTCAGGCGACGACGCCGGACGCCCAGCTTGACCTGCTGACGGACGTGCAGGTGGAAGCGCAGCCTGAGCCGATGACGGCCGTGGCAATTAAGAGCACGACCACCCAGCCCGTAAACATCACGGGACAATGCCGCAACGTCGTGACCGCCACCTCGGCAACACTAAACAACCACGCCTTTCTATTCGACGGGGACAAAAGCAGCAGCACCTCGTGGTCGACCGCGACCGCCGCCAACCTTGCCACGATCACGATAAACCTGCCGTTTACGCCGCCCGAGATCTTCCCATTTTTGGCAAGCCTGCAGATCTACCCCGGCACGACGCTGGGCGCCGTGAGCGTCAAGGTGCAGAAGATCACGTATGCAGGCGTCATTACCACGCGCTACGTGCAGGGCATGGGCTACGCCATACAGGAGGCCAGCAAGCCGATCAGCATCGCGGGCGCCCTGCTAGAAGATGCCATCTTTCAGCTGGGCCTGGACTACACGAGCCGCTTTGCAATTGTGATTGAGGGCCGACCGAATGACGGCGTGGGCGTAGCTGCCCAGTTCAGCGCAACAGAGATCGAGCTAATGGCAACGGCGACGGCAATCTGGATCGCGCGCTTACAAGACACAGGGGCAGGCGCGCCTGCTGGCTGGTTTACGTTAAACCAGCAGGGCTTCGGTAGCATTTGGTGGCAGGCTGACATAAAAAAGCCTATTAGCAATAGGTATGCCCAATCGAGCTACCTCAAACGCGTCATACCAGGCTATGACACCTCAGGCACCTACCGCTTCGACCGCATGCAGCTTGTCGAGATGGAGCAGGCCACGGCCACGGAATGCCGGCGCTACGCCGAGACGTTCATGGACGAGTACCTTCGGCTAGGGCGCACGTACACCGTGCAGGCCGTCCTTGACCCGCGCGTGGATCTGGGCGACACGGTGGTGATCGCCCTGGACGACGGCCAGACGTTGGATCTGTTTGTCTGGGGCATTGAGGATGGCGGCGGGCCGGATGACCTGACGGCCACGTATCGGCTGATTGATTACAGCGCCTGATAGGCTGCCCCGGCTGGGGCACGTCAGCTAGGATAAGGACATGACCGTACCGCAGGGGCCGATCCTTGGCGCCGTCCATCTCAATGATGGCGTCAATTCGAAGTTCGACTGGCAGCGCGCGGCCGGCCTGAGCGACACCAGCCAGGTCATGCCCGGCGCCATCCAGCAGACGTTCGATGGTCCGTTTCGCATCGCACCGAGGCGCCAGACGCGCCCGCAGCGCGACGTGCTGCTGACGGGCTACCTGACGCACAGCGGTGGCCTGGCTGAGGGCTATAGCCGCCTGCTGTCGGTGCAGCAGCTGGTGGCGTCACCGCTGGCCGTGCTGCAGGTTGGCCGGCTAGGGCTGGACGTAGTGCCCGCTACCCTGCGGCCTGAGCGCTTCAAGGCCACGCTGGGCGCTACGCTGGACTACGTGACCAGCGTCACCGCTGTGCCCGGAACGTGGCGCGCCCTGTACGGCAGCGCGACGGGCAGCGCCTACGGGATGACCGCTAACGCCGAGAGCCTGATCAACACGTCGGCCTTCGCGCTGGCAGCAGGCGCCAGCCCTGCCGTCACGAACGCAGGCACGGCGCCCACGCCGTTGACCCTGACGATCAGCGTCAGTGGCCCGCGCACCACGCGCTTCTACGTGCGGTGCACGGCGCCAGGCTACGGCAGGCGGATCAGCGTGACGCCTCTGGCCAGTGGCAAGGCAACGATCACCGAGGACATGGGCCTGTACGTGCCGCCCGGCGCCAGCACGCTCCGGTACGAGGAGGCGAGCGGGGCGCTGATCTTGGGCACGATCGCGTCCAGCATTTACGGGACGCGGTGGCGGTACGATGGGCTGGCCACAGCCGAGGCTACCGCCGAGCCTGTCATCCTCTACAACACGCGCCAGCACCGCGCGTACGCTGCCACGTCGGCATTTACGAGTAGCAGCGGGCTGACGCTGTACGGACCGGACGTGCCGCGATTGGGCAACAGTGGCACCTACGATGCAGCGGACGCCGGGCTAGTCGTCGAGCCTGACCGCACAAACCTTGTGCTGCAATCGCAAGACTTGACGACGACGTGGACGACAGCCGGCACGGTCACACGCACGGCGAATGCTGCCCTGTCGCCTGCTGGCGTCGCGCAAGCCACGCGTCTAGAGTTCACGGCAGGCGTGGCCGGCAGCGTTTCGCAGAGCATCACGCTAACGGCGGCGCCGCACGTCATCTCGTTCTACGCAAGATCCGCCGTTGCTGCTTCCTTTACGGTTTCCATGGGCGCTATCCTGACCTCGCAGGTCGTAAACACGGTTGATAACTGGGCGCGCTACCAATACCTCGTGACGCCCACCACGTCGGCGGCCTACAGCCTGAGCTTTGCCGACAACGCCATGGCGGCAGCCAATGTCTTGATCTGGGGCGTGCAGGTCGAGCTAGCCTTCGGCCAGACGGCGCCGAACGCGACGAGCTACATTCCGACGACGACCAACACTATGCGCCGCTTTCCCGACGTC